TTAGTAATTAACGACGTTGCCCGGCGCACAAATATGAAATTAGGTTTTAACCGTGGCAATTAACATACCGATTATCTCGAGCCTTGACGGTACCGGGTTTGCTAAGGCCATCACCCAACTAAAGAAACTAGAAACCACGTCAGAGCGTGCCGGGTTCATTGCGGGTAAAGCGTTTGTACCTGCCCTTGCTGCCATGGGTGCCCTTACTGCTGCCGCTGGTTACAGCGTTAAAGCCGCCATAGAGGACAGCGCCGCGCAAGCCCAACTAGCAAAGACATTGCAAAACGTCGTAGGTGCAACCGACGCACAAATTAGCGCTACCGAAAAGTCAATTAGTTCTATGGCTATGGCTACCGGTGTTGCTGACGATCAGTTACGCCCCGCGCTTGCCTCACTTGTTTTAGGTACACAAGACCTGGCAACCGCTAACGATGCACTCACATTGGCCCTCGACGTATCAGCCGGCACAGGTGCAGACCTAGCCACGGTTAGCGACGCGCTATCTAAAGCGTATGGCGGGAACTATAAAGCGTTGCGCCAGTTATCACCGCAGCTGTACACAATGATTAAAGACGGTGCCAGCCTCGATGAGGTTATGGCTGAATTGTCGCGCACGTTTGGCGGCTCGGCAGCCGTTGCAGCGAACACGGCAGAGGGCAAATTTAAGCGCTTAAACGTGGCGCTAAGTGAAGCAGCCGAAGCAATCGGGTTGGCTATCCTGCCAGCCGTTGAGGCCGTACTGCCATACCTCATTAGTTTTGGTAATTGGGCGCAAGACCACGTAGGTACCCTCATGGCTGTAGGTACTGCTATTGCCGCTATCGCTACCGCGCTTATCGGATTTAAGGCCGCGCAAGTAATTGCTAACGCGGTAACCGTGGTAACCACCGCGCTTAACTGGTCACTTGCCGCCTCAGCTGCAGCCGCTAACACCGCGCTAACCATTGGCGTTGGTGCTGCCGCTATTGCTGCCGGGCTAGTAGTTGCAGCGGGCGCGTTTATGGCGTTTAAGGCTGCAACCAAAACCAGCGTAGAAACCATTAAACCGTTTGGCCCGCAACTCAGCGAAATAAATAACGGCCTTGGCCCACTACCTGACAAATTAGAAAAAACAGGTGGCGCTGCTAAAGGCATGGCAGACAAAATAAAAGAAGCCAGCGACGCGTTAAAGAAGTATTTAGAAGCCGCGCTAGCCGATGCACAGAAACAGTTACTAGATGCTCAAACCGCGTTTAGTGATTTTGCTACAGAGGTAAGCGACAGCATTAAAGACGCGTTCAGTTTTGCTGACGCTAAAGAGGCTGGCGATGAAACAGGCCAAGGGTTTTTACAGGGCTTACGCGATCAGGTAGCCGGCGTAGTGAAGTACGGCAAAGACGTTAAAACGCTATTGGAAATGGGCCTCAGCCAACAGGCATTACAGGCCGTGCTTGACGCAGGCGGGGAAAGCGGCGCAGCCATAGCAGCCGAACTGATCGCTGGCGGCACTAGCGCAATTAAGGAAACCAACGATTTAGTAATGGCAGCAGAAAACGCAGCTGCAACGATTGGCCAGCAGGCTGCCGCGCAATGGTTTGGTGCTGGCGTGGATAACGCTAAAGCATATTTGCAGGGTGTCGAGGCGGCATTTGATGAGGCACAAAAACGGCTTAAAAATAAGGGCCTTAAAATTGCTGACATTAAAGGCATTAGCGCGGGGTTCAGCGAAGCCATTGCACGCCCACAGGTTGCCTCAGTTACCCCACTATCAGCCGGGCAAAGTTATGGCGTTACCGGTGGCGGCGACATAACTATTAACTTGTCTACCCTTGTGCCGAGTGCACAGACTGGCGAAGTAATTATTAACTCAATACGTGCATATAACAGGGCGGCTGGCCCGGCAAATATCGCGGTTTCGTAATGGCCACATCGGTAATTGCTAGCGGTGACTATGAACTATTCATAGACACAGGATTTCAGTTAGACGCATTTACATTGGATAGCGCGACTAAGGGCGTATTAAATAACACCCAATACGTGCTAGATGGCACTACTGAATTTGCCCCAATGCTCGAGTACAGCAACACCATAAGCATTAACCGTGGGCGGCGCGACATTGGCGACCAGTTCAGCGCGGGCACTATGACGTTTAGCCTTAACGATAGTTTGGCTGGCGGGATATTAAACCCGCTGTATTTAAGCAGCCCATATGTAGACCCTGCAGGCCAGTTCACACTTGCCCCGTTACGGCGCGTATCGTTTGGCCGTTACGACAGCACTAATACATTTGTCGAATTGTTTGCCGGGCAAATTGTTAATTATGACTACTCGTATGAATTGGGCGGTAATAACATCGTTACCGTTTATTGTGCTGACGATTTCTATTTACTAGCCCAAACCTCAATGGCTGAGTACAGCGTAACCGAGCAGTTAAGTAGTGCGCGACTATCGGCAATACTTGACCTGCCCGAGGTTGCCTACCCGGCAGCAAGCCGAAACATAAACACAGGCACCCAAACCCTTGGCGGCGCATCGGCGTACACCATTGCTGAGGGCACCAACGTAAAGGCTTACATAGACCAAATACAAACCGCCGAGCAGGGCCGTATTTTTATGGCACGTGACGGGGTGCTAAATTTTGACCCGCGCATAGGTAACACCATTAGCGGCAGCGTTGCTGATTTCCACGATGACGGCACCCAAATTCCATACAACAATTTGGCCATATCGTATAACGCAGATCAGATCGTAAACCGTGCCAGCGTGCAACACTTAGGCGCAACCAGCCCCGAGGTAGCAAACGACACCGCCAGCCAAGCCAAATACCTAATACAAACCGTAAGCATTACCGATAGCCTTTTACATAACGACACGGCAGCTGCAGACCTTGCTAGTTACCTGCTAGTTGGCGAGCCAGTAGCCACGTTTACCGGGGTACAAACCGATTACCTAATGCTCACCACAGCCCAACGGGAAGCCCTAGCCCTAGTAGATATCGGCGATACGATCACCATAACTAACACCCTTACAGGTGGTGAAGTAGCCCAGGAACTAAGCGTTGAGGGTGTCGAGCATCGCCTAGATTTTGTGTCAGGCCACCGGGTTACCTATTACACGGCACCTACAGTAATTGTTTACGAGTTAATACTAGATAACCCAACATATGGCACACTTGATGCCCTCAATGTTTTAGGATAAAACCATGGCAGTACGTGAGAGTTTTACAGCAGGGCAGGTTTTGACCAGCGCCGAGTGCACAAATTTGGCTATTGCCATGATCGCGCTAAACGCCCAAACAGGCACCACATATACAACAGTTTTAGCCGATGACGGCAAACTAATTACATTGGATAACGCCTCAGCAATTACTTTAACTATTCCACCAAACGGCACCGTGGCCTATGGCATCGGTACGCAGTTAAACCTTATGCAATTAGGTGCAGGTCAGGTAACAATTACCCCCGGCGCTGGCGTAACAATACGAAGCGCGGGCAGTAAATTAAAAACCCAATCGCAATACGCAGTAGCCACAGTTCTAAAAATTGCGTCGGATACTTGGGTAGCCGTCGGCAACCTTGCTGCATAGGCCATGCAAATACTTGCTGGCGTTTCAGGTGCTGGAGTTATCACCGCTGAATATTTAGTAGTTGCTGGTGGTGGCGGTGGTGGTTCAGGTAGCACCATTGCGTTTGGTGGTGCAGGTGGTGGCGCGGGCGGTTATCAAACTGGCTCGCTAGTGTTGCCAGTTTCGTTTACCGTAACTATTGGCGGTGGCGGTGCGTCAGCAGCTTTAGGCGGTGGCGTTTCGAGTAGCGGTTCTAATTCCGTTTTTTCGTCTATTACGTCTACCGGTGGTGGTGGTGGTGCAGCCTCACCCGGCTACACGTCAGCCGGTGTTAATGGTGGTAGCGGTGGTTCAGGTGGTGGCGGTTCATCGGCTGGCGGTTCAGCTGCAAGCGGCGGTAGCGGCACAGGTGGACAAGGTAACAATGGTGGTGGCGCGGTTGCGTCGGGTGGTAGTGGAAACGATCAGGGTTCAGGCGGTGGCTCGAGTGGCGCTGGTTCGTCGGGAACTGTAACCGGTGGCGGTAAAACAGGTGGCGCGGGTACCTCATCGTCTATTACCGGTTCAGCGGTAACACGCGCAACAGGTGGTAACAGCAATTCTTACGTGGGCGGCGCTGCAGGTTCAGCAGGTGGCGCAAACACCGGTAACGGTGGTGGTGGTGGTGCTGGCCAAGGTTCAGGAAATAACGGTGCTGCCGGTGGTTCGGGTGTAGTTATTCTCGCTTACCCAACAACTGAACCAGCACTAACAACGATTAGCGGTGGTTTAACATATTCCGTTAGCACAGTTTCGCGCTCGGGTTATCGCGTTTACACATTCACAGCGGGAACAGGAACAGTAACCGTATGACCGTTGCATATTACGCGTTTTTAGATGAGAAAAATTACGTTACCGAGGTTATACCCGGCAAAGAGGGGCCAATAGATGGCCTGCCACCTGAAATTTGGTACGGAAATTACCGCGGGCAGAAATGCGTTCGCACGTCAATAGATGGACTTATACACGGTTGCTATGCAGGCATTGGTTACTACTACGACGAAACATTAAACCAGTTTGTAGCGCCCGTGGTAGAACCAACGCCCGAACCTGAACCCGAACCAGTAGACCCCATTGCATGAAATGGCGTTACATGATCGGTTACGCTTTACTTATCGGCGTAGTTTTGTGGGGTTGTAGTGGTTGCACAGTTTCTAAAACGAATATTGAGTACCAATGTTTTACAAAGGCAGCATGTGAATAAAACACCTGAACAGCAACACGCGGGGCTAATTGTTTTTGTCGGCCGTCTGATGGCTATATGTTTTTCGTTTACCGTTATGGCATTTATCTACGGCATTTTGTTTGTAGATCAGCCAACCGAGCAGGCACCAACTGACGCGCAACTTATTGACCTGCTAAGCACGTTGCTGGTTTTCCTTACTGGCACACTTAGCGGGCTGGTTGCGTCTAACGGCCTAAAAAGTAAGCCGGGCGCTAATGCACCCACCGATTAAAAAACTGGTTTTACCAACCAACCTGGCACATGTTAAGCCTGGTGAATTACCCGCCAGTTTGCTGGTAGACGTTAAGCCGTTTGGAAAACTGCACCCGTTGGCAGCGAACGCATACAACGCGGTTAGAGCTGCTGCATTTGCTGAGGGCATTAAACAGTTCAGACCCGTTAGCGCTGGCGATACATACCGCAGCATTGCGTTACAACGTCAAGGGTTTTTAGCGCGTTACCAACTGGCACCCATTGACGGTGTTAAACCTCGAGTGTACGAAAACAAAAACTATTACCTCAAGCCGGGCAATGCGCCAATGGCAGTACCGGGTACCAGCCGGCATAACCTCGGTTTGGCCTGTGATTTTGCCAACATGTCGGGCGCCACGTTTGAGTTTATGTGTGAGGTAGGCCCTCAGTTTGGTTGGTCACTTGAGGTAATGCCAGCCGAGCCGTGGCATTGGTTTTACTGGCCCGGCGACAAAGTACCTGCAGCGGTAACCCAATACTTGCAAGGGCTTGCGCCAGTATCCCCCACCGCATAACACGCGCCTACTACCGTTTTCATACCGACGAAAAGAGGTTTACCGCGCATGACTGAACTACAAACCTTTACCTATGAAGCATTTGTAGGCAGACTAGAAAACGGCCAGCAAGTACTGGTACAGATTTTTAGAAACCCTGACACACTCGAAGTACTACATAGCCAAATTGCGTTTAAGACCATTGCTAGCGGTACTTGGCAAACGCCCTACACGATTGAGAAACTATGACCATTGCATTAAAAGCCGCGTTTACCGCGCTATTTACTATTGCAGCTGCCGGCATTGCATACCTGTTGCCTATGCCTACAGACCCCGCATTAGACCGCCCCGTAAGCCCTACAACTGTTTACGAGGCAACCCCACCCACTACGACCACGTTGCCCGCATACGTGAACACATGCACGCAGGTAGCCACGTTGGCCCTTGCTGAGGGTTTACCGCCTAGCGAACTAGAAACCGCGTTAAAAGTGGCTGTACGCGAGAGCCGATGCACAAGTGACGCGTTTAACCCCCATGACACAAACGGGGGCAGTTATTCCATTTACCAAATTAACGGCTATTGGTGCCGGCCTAATCAGTATTGGCCTAACGGCTGGTTGCAGGCTAAAGGCATCGTAAAAAAGTGCAGCGATCTATTTGACCCAACCACCAACACACGCGCCATGGTTGCTATTTGGCGTAACAGCGGTTGGCTACCATGGAAAACAGCAAACTAAATGCAAGAACAGCCCTACCCCGACAACACAATTAGTGAGGAAACCCGACGCATGTTAGACCCAACAGCAAACGCATTAGCAAAACACCAAATGGCCGTATTTGATCTCATAGATGAAATATGCAGACCAGCCCACGTGCCTTACAAACCACGACACGCAGACCTAATAGCCCGACTAAAGCGCGTTGCAACTGACCTAGACCTAAGCGGCGACGCAACAGGCTGGCAAACCGTTAGCGAGGCAATCGAAGCATTAGGGGGCTGACGTGGTAACAGTCAAACTCACCCCCGAGCAGATTTTTAATGTGCGCGACGTGGCCTACAAAAAAGCCCTCGAGTGCGAGCTGCACAAAATGCGAAACAAACGCTTACCCGGCAATGCGTATGAAACCGCGCTAACAGGTGGCTACGGTGAACAGGCACTAGCCATTTACCTTGGCGTTGAGTGGGGTTTTAGACCCTATGACATAACCGCCAACGACGTTGCAGGCTACGAGGTACGCGCGACATATCACGCTAAAGGCCGTTTGCTCACACATGCAGACGATAAAAACGGTTTATATGTTTTGGCAATCGTGAACCGTGACGATTACACCGTAAACCTAATGGGCTGGTCAAACCTTAAACGCTGCAACACCCCAGGCCGTTGGGCAACTGATCTACCAGTACCTTGCTACGCAATGCCACAAACCGATTTATGGCCTATGGAAATGTTGCCCGCAACTGTGTTATACCAATCTGCTATAAATAACTAACTAACCCGACTAACAGAAAGTACCCGACATGGCGTTTAACATTGACAACTACGTAGATGTACCCACCCGTTTAAGTGAAGCGTTAAAGCGTTATCCTGATTTACGCATACAAGAAACCAGCGCCGAGGTAGTCACCATGCCTGATGGCTCGACGTTTTACCGTTGCACCGTTACCGTTTGGCGCGACGATACAGACCCGTTACCGAGCATTGCCACAGCTGCCGAGCCATACCCGGGCAAAACCCCGTACACCAAAAACAGTGAGTTTATGGTTGGTATGACTAGCGCGTTAGGCCGTGCGTTGGGTTACATGGGGTTTGGAATAAACAAAAGCATTGCTAGCCGTAATGAAATAGAAGCGCGGCAAGACCCTAAAAAACCTGATGCACAAATAGCACCAATCCGGCGCGAAACCTCGAGCGCTCACCCTAAACAAGCCAGCCAAAAACAGGTTTATTTTATTAAGTCACTTGCTAAGGGCGCTGGTTTTGATGAGGCCGCGCTGCACGATTACATTGCCGTAACACTTAATAGCGATGCTGTGACGCTTGAGACGCTGAACCCTGAACAGGCTACGCAGATTATTGACGCGTTAAAGACGTTGCCAAGTAGTAAGGCTGACTGATGGACTTAATGCAACAGGTAGAACTACTTACACGCATGGTGCGCCTCATTGAGGAACTACAAACTATGCAAGTGGATTACATGGGCAAAGATAAAGTAGTGCAGCATTTGCGTTGGGCTACAGAGCATTTGTCTAATGACATTTGGGCGCGAACAATACACAAGGATTACAAAACCAATGGCAATGCTTGAGGCCCAATTTAAGAACCAGGTTATAGAGATCGCTAAACGCTATGGCTGGTTGGTGCACCATGACCTACCAGCAATGAACCAGCGCGGCAAATGGGCTACACACATACAGGGCGATAGCGGTTTCCCTGACCTTGTGTTACTTAATAGCAAGGGTGTGCTAGTTTTCGCAGAACTTAAAACCGACATAGGAGTAGTACGCAAAACACAGGAACGCTGGCTCGAGCGTTTAGAGCAAGCCGGCGTAATTGTGCAAGTGTGGCGACCTAACCAGTTGCCTGTAATAATCCGTTTTCTAGCCAGCGCGTAAGCGCGTAGGACTAGCCAAGCCCTAAGCCCGTTGCACGGTAGTTGGGAACATACGGCAACGTAGGTAGTACGCCATGCCCGTAATCATGCGCGACGAAATGACCGGGCCGCTGGCGTGGCAGGCTGTAAACATAATCAGCCAATGAGTAAGTAAGTGGGTACGGGTTAGGGCAACCCCGTGGGTGGGGCTTTAGCGCATTAGGCTTTACATGGTGTAAGCATTGACATACACATAACAAACATACGCACAAGGATTAGCCCGACATGATAAGTAACCAACCAATAACA